TTGTACCCCGGCCAATACTCTGGATACTGACTCACGCCAGTTCGCTCCTTTGTGATTGGATTGATAGGGCTCTTCATGGCAGCACTCTCCCAGCCTTTGTGGAGAGCAGCGAACCGATTTACTACCTTGTCAATATCCTGTATTGTTAGTGCCATTATGCAACTGCTTTGGTGGTTGGTTGTACGATGATGTGCGAGCCGCAAGATTTAGAGCGGCAGAGAGTAAGTGCTTTCATGTTAGTATTTGTGAATGATTGATAAGCCATGGCCATGAGGTGTGTTTAATGTTGTAGCATGATACTTATATCCAGTAGAATATTTAACAAGCTTTGCAACGTCATCAATCTTGATGCTATCATGATAAACGATTACACCGCCACGGGCTACCAAAGTTTCTACAATCTTGAACTCTTTTATAATGTAATCCCAAGTATGGTTTCCGTCCACGAAAATCAAATCGAAATGAGCTTTAGGAAGCTTCGGTAATTCGCTTAAAGAATCGTTTACTATAAACTCAATTGATTTGCCGCCTTGGTGCATTGCCTCTTCTGCTTCTTGGCTTCTGTAATCGCCAATATCAACACCTACATATTGCCCAGCATTTGGAAGTGCTTCAATTATCTTTATGCTTGTCTCGCCTTTGAACACGCCAATCTCAAGGACTGTGCGATACTTAGACATCTTAATTAATGCCGCAATAAATTCAGCAACTTGTGGCTCACTGCTAAATTCAGTTGCTGGCAGAACTTTCTCATCAGTGGTTACAATCTTCTTTGGCCTTCCGGCTTTCTTTGGTTTATCGCTTTGGGTCTGCATGTTTGTGGTCTGTAATTCTGTGAATAAAGTATTTGTGCTGCTTGCCGTCTTGTTGCATCCATGCTTTGAGCTTTCGGTCGAGCCATTCAATGTAGAAGGTCGGCGTGAATCCCTTGCCGCCATAGTAGCTCATCAGGTAGAAGCGTTCTTCAATCTGGCTATATGTGAACTCCCTGCTCATCTGGAAGCAAACCACATCAATCTCATACGGCTTGAATTTATTCTTGCCAAATGAGACGTTGAAGTAAAGCTCATCAGGCTGGCCGCCACCCCATTTCATTCGCAACTTGCTCACCGGCATTGGATTGTTCAAGTAAAGGTCCGCAGCAGTGCGGAATATTGCTTCAGCCTCATCGCACTTCTCAATGAACTGGATGCTGCTGTTGATTGCGTATATCTTGTCGGCTTTGGTCAAGCCGAAGTGTTGCCATAGCGAATCAGCCCAAGCCCATTGCATCTCTTTGAAGTCTCTGCCTTGGTCAATAGTATGCTCGCCAACAACTCGCGTGGCATACTTGGCATCGTTGGCAATTAGCTGGTCGATGAGAGGCTGCAAGTCCTTCAGGCAGATTGCATCCACATCGAGGTAAAGGTTGTACTTGTATGGAAGGTAATCGTAAAGCAAAACCTTAGCCTTGCCCGGATCCAATTTCTTGTTCGTGTATATGTGCTGCTCAGGCAGGTCAACATACACATCGATGACTTCAGTTAAATCGTGGCAATGATAAAGCGCACGATCTTTGGCATCAGCAATCAAGGCAATCGGCAATTCACGATTGAACCGCTTGATGCTATACGCCAAGTTATAGGCAGCCCAATAATATTGAGGCTTACCAAAAGCAACAAGCACCACGCCCGAAGGCGCAGTGCTGTTTGTTAGGTTATCCGAAGATTCCTGCTGGAGCATCATACTGAGCTGGAATATTCTTGTCACGCCATGAGAACGTCACTTCGTAACGCTGCAACTCATTGTTCTGCTCAGGCAAGATGAAGTTGGCTGAGGTAGTAATACCAACAGGAGGGTTGATGTAAATCACCTTTCCGCTGTCGCACATGTACGCAAGTATCCATGCGATGCGGCGGTTGTTTACGTCATTCCAGAAAGTATTGTTCTCATCAGTCACGTTTGCATCATACAAGGTAGCAGTACGGTCTTCGTTGATACGAATCGGAGTACCGCATCCAATTGGTGAGTCAACAGTTACCGGTGAGCCAGCAGGCAAAGCAAAGCGGATGTCCTCGATGAGCTTCGCAGTTCCGGCAGTAAGTAACGCCTGAACTTCAACATCATCAGAAGGGTCCACAAGCTCTGTTCCGCAGGCACCCACGATAATCGCAGATACACCTCCGAGCTTATATTCGTTGCAGTTTACTAAGTTGTGGTCAAGTAGCGAAGAGTCGCAGTAGCTTACACAAGCCATAGTAGTAGAGATTTAATTGTTAGAATCAGCCTGTTCAATAGGACGGCATCAACCCCTACGTGTCTATGATGTAGTGCAAAGATACAAATTATTCCTGATAAAGATTCACAAGGTTCTGAGTTGTGATGCGCTCATTGTCTTGCGTAAGAATAAACGGCTCATCAGCATTGTCGAGAATCGATGGCAAGCAATCAGCATCCACGCCAACGCATACCGTCTTGCGGACCTTATCGCGCTGCTTGTATAGCTCGATGGTCAGGCTTCCAAGGTCGTCGGCATTGTCATACTCGATACTCGGGAATTCATTGTTTGCTGGGAATACAACCTCGCCGTTCACGTAGCAGTTATCGAAGTAGAACACCAGTGAAAGGAAGTCCAGCACATACTCAGGCAATCGCCCGAAGTGATAGCTTAACTTCTTGCGGCGGTCCACAAAGCTTGCAGTCCATCGCCCTGATGCGTATCTGAACAAGTCGCTGTCAGTGTCATACTGCGGTTGGAATCTTCTGCCCTCAAGTCGGATGCCTGGAAGGAATGAAGTGCCATAGAAGCCAAAGCCGAATTGATTCTCCCCATTACAGCCTTCAATCTTGAAGAAGCGGCAGTCATCGCTGAAGTCGCCAATCTGGATGAGGTCGCTGTACATGTCATATATCGCGTGCTCCTTGTAGGCTCTTAGCTGCACCTGGCTAACCGTTACCGTACCGCCTGCATTGGTGGCACTGGCACGCAGCGATATGTTCCCTGTGCTTGTCGGAGTAATGTTGGCGGTCACAGTGCCTGCCGTGCTTATCGATGCAAGGTATTGCGTGTTATCAATCCACAAGCGCAGCGTGACATCACTGATGCTGTCAACCACGATGGTGATGCTGTACTCCACATCTTCGCACACCTCAACAATCGACTCAAGGATTGTGATGTCTCCGCTGTTGGTGAACGTGATTGTTGCTTCTCCATTGCCAATGGCCCAAGTATCTGCACCAACAACAGTCACGTTGTCCCATCCAAGCGGAGGGCAGCCAATGCAACCACCCCAATCATTGAAATAAGGATTGTACATGTAGTATTGGCCGCACGTATTGGTGCAGAAGTCCGCAATCGCTAACCGATAACAGCCAGGTGCGATGTCATAATCTGCCAACGCAATGCCTGCTGTGAGGTATTGGTCCTTAACAGTGAGCACCGGATTCAATCGCTCCACCACTGTCAGCGTTGTGGCATCCACCAAGCCAGCGAACAATGCGCCTGAGCAGTATGGCTGGAAGTCAACCAAGGTGACACCGCCCTCGAAGTTATCGCCGGGCTTGGCCACGATACCAAGCAACAGCACACTGCTGTTCGTATTGGTTGGAATATCGTTCAGCTTGAGATATATCTCATGCGTGCCTGGTGCGCTAACCTCCACCATCGTACCATTGGCAAGGCTAATCTGCAAGGTGCCGATTGGATTCGCATTGATGGTGATAGTCACCTTAAACTCCAAGCAATTGATGAACTTGTAATAAGATATCAAAGCACCAGCGGAGTCATCCAAGTTTGTCGGGAAGGTGATATTAAAGCCGTCAACAGTTACATCATTGATAGCCACATATTCCTTAAATCGCAAATAGCCGCACTGCCCTGTTTCAAGCTGCCAGAACAGCTGATCGTTGAAGTCAGCAAGCTGCGCGAACTCTGAGCCACAGCCCTCGCAAGCTTCAGGCAATACGCTGTTGAATATGATGGGTTGATTTGGTATCGATGTATAACTCATGGCAGTAGTTTGTTGGATCGTAACTCGAATTGTGCGCCCTTGCGCATTACAGATTCAATGTTGATAGTCTTGATGTAGGTCGGCACCACGGCCAGCGCATCGTCTCGCCTGCCGAGCAGTATAGGCTTCGATGTCTCCGATGTGATGGCGTTAATCTCTGCCATCGATAATGGCCTGTTGAACTTGTACAAGTATGCCTGCACGTCATCGATGTTGACTGGGTCGAGAGTTTGGTCAGCAAATGGAATGCCTTCAACTTCGAAATATGAGAATGCTGATGGCAATGTTGTGTTCTGAAAGCCACTACCGAATCGAAGGAATGGCTGCAATACATTTGGCAATGGTGCTGTTGCTGTTGCCTGAACGCCTATATCAACAGCTAAAAAGTCACCAGCCTCACAAATAAAAATCTCATTGTTTATTTCGTACCATGCAGGCTGACCTGGTACAGCAGGATCATTGCCTCCTATTTGCCGAGTCTCTAAAAGATTGAGGCCAGCATCGAATCTCTTAATCATTAACGCAATACCTCTACCAGCTGCAAAGCCTATCGGTGCAAATGTAACTGGGTCTAAATATTCGCCGAGTACAAGCCCTGCATTGACTGTATAGATACCAGGATTGGCAACCACATAATACTCATAAGTCCCAGGTACAGGCTGCGTAAAATTGCTTGGATTAGTAACTGGGTCAAGCCAAATAAAATAATGTGCAAGCGTGCCAGATACTGTGTTAAGCGTTGGCGCATTAACAACGCTCAATCTGTTTAGAATCTCGTTTGCCAGTGTGTTATCAAATCGCAATAAACCTGAAGCACTTGCAGGGGTGAAGCCCTCAAAAAAGGATTGAAGCGAATTCGGATAACCACTCAGCCAATTGGCTGACACAACCTCGTTCCGATAGGTTCCATTGTAAATCGTATTGCCAACGCCATATGGATCATATCCATTAGCTGTTGCCGTGTTAGGAGCTTGGCTTCCGGTCCAATTAGATTGAATGATTACGCCGTTAGTCTCATAGCCATCATTATTGAAAACAACAATGTCCTGAATGAGATTGGTGTCGAATATGATTTCGCTTGTCTTTAAGTTCAACACATTCGAAGTATTGCACTGGCCTAAAAATCCGAATGTTTCAATCCTGAATCCTCTGAATGGAGTTTGACTAAACTCACATGCAGATGCCCCATTGTTGCATTGGCCTTGCTCTAAGAATAAATCATTGCCAAAGTCGGCAGCTTGATACAAGCGGCTGGTATCGAATTGCATCTCAATGCCAGGCTGGTCATATAGGTTTGCCGATGCAGTGCTCTGCTGAAAGTAGGCAATCTGCTCGATGCGTAGCAACGGCCTGCCATTGCTTTGCTTCTCGAATCCCATGCCGAGGTTGAGCTTTGAACGCATCGCTCCATATAAGCTTTCGAAGTCTGCAAGGACTTCAACATCGCTGCGTGTTCTTATCGATTGGCCATTTGTATAAAACGCTACATCGGCTTGTGGATAACTGGCAGCAAAGAAGTTAGAATCAAAGTCAATCAAGCCATCGCTCATGCAATTTACCAGGTGAGCGAATACGTCATACACCGTGTATGCATAAGCTGGATCAGGATAAATCAAAACGCCAGGATTGAATACATACAAAGGCACAGCCGTTGGTGGTGTTATCGCTGTTCCATTCTTTGATGTGGTAAGGCGTAATGAGAATGGGATGCTCTTATTGTTGTTAATCTTAGTGCTGAATGTCTCATCATACAGCTTAGTCTTGACCTGGCATTTGTCCAGCAGAAAGTTGGATTCGGTCACAATGATGTACCCATCCACAAGCTTCTCCCAAGTGCCCGAATTGCAAAGATATTGCACCGATACTCGGACCAACTCACAATAGCCTGATGTCGCAAGCTTGTTATACAAGTAGGTAAATACATCACCGCCAAAAATAAGCTCACTATCAAACGAAACAATGCGAGCGCCGATTGTACTGTCTTCATTAATCGTGATGCCAAAGTCCTCGGGATTCAGAGGCTGGCCTCGGTCAACATTGTCGATAAGGAACTTTAGTTCTGCTGCCATGAATATCTTGAATCAAAGCCGTTAATGTTTACAATCGTGCGCTGCTTACTCATAGTCTTGTTAAGCTTATCAAGCTTGCGCTCCATGCTCTTGCTGTTAAGCGAAGCATTGACTGTGATTCCATCCTTGCGCTTGTTGGCATAGTTGAACATTGCTGGGCGCACATATCGCTCATCGATGTATTTCTTGAATGCCTGGCTCGATGTGTTCATTGCATCCAAGGCTCTGCGATGCTGAGATACTGAGACCTTATTGACTACATACTCGCCCTTCTCTGCTTCAATCAATGTACCTCCAGCCTCATGGCTTCTGCCTCCAACTGGACCACCTTTCTTGAACTTAGGGATTGGCTGTGATGCAATCAATGCAATCTGCGCAAGTCCTGATGCCAAAGCAAGTGCTTTGAGAATTGGACCTTTTGCGCTTGCAACAGCAACCGCTGTTCCAATTGTAGCTTCAAAGATTGCTGATGCTTTTTCCGCAACGGCTTGTCTGCGTTTCTCGGCTGCAACCTTTTGTGCTGTCCTTAATTGCAACGCTTCAAGCTTTCGCTGCTTCTGAGCTTCGTTTAGTGTGCTTTGTTCAATAGCCAACTTTTCGGCTTCGGATGCCGCGTTAATTTCATCAATTCGTCTTTGAGACTGAACGCCTTGCAGTTCGATTATTTGGCCCAATACATTAGCAGTCGCTTGAGCGATGTTAAGCAAATTGTCAAGTTGCTCATCTGCCGTCTTCTTCTGCTCTTCGCGGATGGCCTGTTGGGTTTGAGCATTTATCAGCTCTATGGTTGCTGCATTACCTTCGGCTTCAGCAATTCGCTTCTCGCCATCTTTCTCAATCAACTTAATGCGGCGCTCAAGTGTTGAACCTTCGTTAATCTCAGCAGCTTTCAATAAGCTGATTTCATCATTCAATCCTTGAATCCTGATGCGCAATGTTTCTGCGGCCAACTTCTCTGCTTCCTCCTTCTCGCGAGCTGCCTTATCTTCAGCAGCCTTCTTCTCAATCTCTGCAATCTGCTTGGTCGCATCTT